TTAAATGAAAATGCAAGTAGTATAACCTTTTTAATTATACTTGCAGGACTTATAACAACAGCAGTTTACATTTCAAAAGTACCTATACCTGAAACTATAACTGTAGAACTGTTACCTGAGATACCTGCTTATGATAATGTAACACAGCTACCTCCACTTACAATGCCTGAGGTTGTGTTTTCAACATCTATTACTGAAGTAGCAGAACCATTACCAGAGATTACATTTGAAGATACACTACCAGAAATACTACCCCCATTAACAGAAGTAGAGTTACCTCCTCTACAAGGATAACTTATGTTATTACAAGCAGATGCTAAACAACTAGAGTGGGTAGGTGCTACCTTCCTTAGTCAAGATAAACAAGCTCTAGATGAGATATGGAAAGAAGTAGACATGCACTCTGATAACCAAGAGAAGTTTGGTCTACCTACTAGACTCATTGCAAAGACGTTTGTGTTTAGACTTATCTATGGTGGCTCTGCTTTCTCTTATGCCAATGATCCTAACTTTAGGGACATAGGTAACGAAGATTTCTGGCAACAAGTAATTGATTCTTTTTATGCGAAGTATAAAGGTTTAATGCAATGGCACGAAGAGATTGTATTTAAAGCTAAAAGAGATCGTAAACTAGAAATGCCAACAGGGCGAGTATACTATTACGAACCTGAACTAACCAAGTATGGTAAAGTTAAATACCCAAGAACAAGGATACTTAACTACCCAGTACAAGGATTAGGAGCAGACCTGATGGCTATAGCTAGAGTATCATTAAGAAATAGATTACAAGGTAAACCAGAAATACAAATGGTCAACACTGTACATGATTCTATAATACTTGACTTTAATCCTAAAGTGTGGCATACTATAGATATAGTAAACATTGTTGATCAATGTTTCAATGACGTACCTAAGAACTTTCATAAGTTATTTGGTACACCTTTTAACCTCCCAATGAGGGTTGAGTGTCAAGTAGGACCTAATTGGGGTAACATGGAGATAGTAAATGCAAATCACAGTAGTTGATGTTGGTGCTCTAAATACAATGCAAGGTAAGAATGGTAGATCATACCAGTCTTTAGAGATTGCCTATAAAAATGAACAAGGACAAATACAGTCTAAGAAGTTGATGTCATTTGGCAATGCTGAAGTATTTAAAGCAGCACAAGGTTGGACGAAAGGAGAAGTTGTTGGTTTAACCACAGAGAAAGATGCTAATGGTTACTGGCAATGGACTGCTCTAGGTGATAATCCATCATCTTCAGCAACACTATCTGCACCTGCAAGACCTGCAGCTGGTGGTACAAGAGTAACAGGTAGTAACTATGAAACAAGTGACGAACGTAGTGCAAGGCAAGTAATGATTGTACGACAATCTTCTCTTAGTAATGCAGTAGCTACCCTAGCTCTAGATAAAAACAATACATCCTCTGCTTCGGCTAGAGATGTTATTGAACTTGCTAAGGAATACGAAGGATATGTACTAGGTAAATCAGCACCTAGTATAGATGAAGTACCTTCGGATATTCCCTTCTAGTGCAAGCATTAATTGACCTAGACTTAGTATGCTTTCGTAGTGCTGCATCAGCAGAGAATGACGATATAGGTATTGCTATATACAGGGCTAATGAACTGTTAGATGGTATTCTCACTAAAGTAAAAGCCGATTCATACAGAGCTTTTCTTACTGGGGATACCAACTTCAGGAAAGAAATCCTGCCTTCTTATAAAGCAAATAGAACTGCACCTAGACCTAGTCACCTGAAAGGAGTACGAGAGTATGCTTTAGATAAAATGAACGCTGAGTTAGCACCTGATGGATTAGAGGCTGATGACTCACTTGCTATACATCAAACTGATGATACAATTATATGTACATTAGACAAGGATCTGTTGCAAGTACCAGGCAGACATTTCTCTTGGGCAATTAGTGGTAAAAACTGGAAGCGACCTGACACCTTCCTAGTGCAAGACGAACTAGGGGGTGCTAGGTTATTCTTTGAACAGTGCCTTAAAGGCGATGTATCAGACAATGTAAAAGGTATTAAAGGTATAGGAGAAAAGAAAGCAAAGCTTATGCTTGCTAACTTAGAAACTGAACAGGACATGTTTGAGTTAGTACAAGACATGTACTCAGATGATGATAGATTCATTAGAAATGCCTCCTGCCTATGGATACGTAGAACAGAAGATGATATATGGAAGGATAGGTTTAATGCCTACGTTCAAAAGTAAATTAGAAATTAAAGCTTGGGCAGAACTTAAAAAACATTTCCCAAGTGTTAAGTATGAACCAACAAAAATAAACTATATACAACCTGAAAAAGAAAGGACTTACATTCCTGACTTTAAGATGTTTAAGGATGTATACATAGAAGCTAAGGGTAAATTAGATCTAGCTACCAGACAGAAAATGGTTTGGTTTAGAGATTCTAATCCTCATGTAACTATTATCTTTTTGTTTATGAATCCTGATAATAGGATAACTAAACGTAGTAAAACAACCTATGCACAATGGGCAGATAAAAATGAATTCCATTGGTTAGACTTTCGTAAAGACTGGATAACAGCATATAAAGAACTTATGGAGAAGATACATGAAACACCTAGTGATACCAGATTGTCAAGTAAAACCTAATAACTCAGTAGACTATCTAAGATGGATAGGAGAGTATGCAGTTGACAAGAAGCCTGATGTAATAGTTTGTATAGGTGACTTTGCAGATATGCCTAGTTTATCCTCTTATGATGTAGGTAAAAAAGCTTTTGAAGGGAGGACATACAAGTCCGACATTAAAGCAGTACACAAAGGTATGGAAGCTTTAATGAGTCCTATTCAAGCAGAGCAGCAAAGACTAATAGAAGGTAAACGTAAACGATGGATGCCTCGTTTAGTACTTACTCTAGGTAACCATGAAGATAGGATTACTAGGGCAGTTGAGTGGGATAGGAAGCTAGAAGATTTAGTTAGCCTACATGATCTTAAGTATGAAGATTATGGTTGGGAAGTTTATCCTTTCCTTGACGTAGTAGTGATTGATGGTATTGCTTACTCTCATTACTTTGCTTCAGGAGTTATGGGAAGACCAGTAACGAGTGCTCAGGCACTCATCAACAAGAAACACATGTCCTGCTTTGCAGGTCACCAACAAGGAAGACAGATTGCTTATTCTCGTAGAGCAGATGGTAAAGAAATAACAGCTATCATTGCTGGATCATGTTATGAACACAATGAAGATTACCTAAACTCTCAAGGAAACCAGCATTGGAGAGGCATCTATATGCTTCATGAAGTTAATGATGGCAGCTTTGATGAAATGGCAGTAAGTTTAAATTATTTACGTAAACAATATGCTTGACTTTTAACGAAAGGTATGTTATAATATGGGTACAGCTAAAGATAAACAAGTTGGTGGTAAGCATTATAAAGACTATGCTATCCAACCTGTTGAATTTATTTATAAAAACAACATTCCCTTTCCAGAAGGGTGCATCATTAAGTATGCCATGAGATGGAAAGATAAGGATGGGCACAAGGATTTAGATAAGATAATTCATTATGCAGAATTACTTAAAGAATTAAACCCTGAGCCTTAATTATCGAAAGGTCGGTCATACCTATGGCATTTACATTTCCTGAACTTTGCACAGAACTTACTAGACTAGATGAAACTACCTTATTAGAGATTCTAGACATCACATCTAATGAGATTGTTGACAAATTCCAAGACAAAATAGAAGAGAACTTAGATTCTCTTTTATTATTAATAGAAGAAAATAAAGAGGATTATATAAAATATGAGTAGTTTACCTTCAGTCTATCAAGACGTTATATCAATGAGCCGTTATGCTAGATACATACCAGAACTATCACGTAGAGAGAACTGGGATGAAACAGTAGATCGTTTAATTACCTATCTAGAAACAAAAGCTCCAACATTACAAAAAGAATTAAAAGAAATTAAGGCAGCAGTATATAACTTAGATATTATGCCTTCTATGAGACTATTAATGACTGCAGGAGAAGCTTGTGAAAGAGACAACATATCTGCTTATAACTGTTCTTATATCGCTTGTAATAATAAAAGGTCTTTTAGTGAAGCCCTTTATATTCTAATGAATGGTACTGGTGTTGGTTTTAGTTGTGAAAGACAAGAGATTGCTAAGTTACCAGAGATTCCAACAGAGTTACATAATGTAGAAGATGTTATAGTAGTAGGAGATAGTAAGTTAGGTTGGGCAAAAGCCTTTAAGAAGTTACTATCAAGTTTATGGGAAGGTGATATACCTACTATAGACTACTCTCAAGTTAGACCTCAAGGTGCTAGACTTAAAACATTTGGTGGTAGGGCTAGTGGTCCTGAACCTTTACAACGTCTATTTGATTTTGTAGAAGCTACCTTTAAAGATGCAGCAGGACGTAAACTAACCTCTATTGAAGTACATGATATTATGTGTATGATAGGAGACATTGTTGTAGTAGGTGGTGTAAGACGTTCAGCACTTATATCGTTATCTAATTTAACTGATAGACGTATGAGAGAAGCTAAAATGGGTGCTTGGTACGAACAAAATGGTCATAGAAGACTAGCCAATAACTCCGTTGCTTATACAGAAACTCCAGATAGTGAAACATTCATGGAAGAATGGTTAGCTTTAGTTAAATCTAAATCTGGTGAACGTGGTATGTTTAATAGGGTTGCTGCACAGAAGCAAGCCAATAAGTGGGGTAGACGTGATCCTAATCTAAACTATGGTACTAACCCTTGTTCAGAGATTATTCTTCGTGATAAACAATTCTGTAACTTAACAGAGGTAGTAGTTAGAGCTAATGATACAGAAAAAACACTAACTAAAAAAGTAGAACTAGCTACTTTACTAGGTACAATACAAAGTACTTTAACAAACTTCCAATTTCTTTCACATGACTGGGTTAAAAATACATCAGAAGAAAGGTTACTTGGAGTGTCATTAACAGGTATTATGGATGCTAAAATAACATCTAATCCAGATCCTAAAATGTTAGAAAGGTTGAGAGACTATGCAAGAAAAACAAACCACAAATACGCAGACAAACTTGACATCCCACGATCAGCAAGTATTACGTGTGTTAAGCCTTCTGGGACTGTGTCTCAGCTTGTTGATAGTGCTAGCGGTATACATGCTCGTCATAACGACTACTACATAAGACGTATTAGAATGTCTAAAACAGATTCTATTTATAATTTCCTTAAAGATTCAGGAATACATGTAGAAGATGATTTAATGGATAAACATAAATTAACTGCAGTATTTTCATTCCCTATGAAAGCTCCTAAAGGTGCTGTATTACGTAATGATAAAACAGCTATGGAACAGTTAGAAAATTGGTTAGTTTATCAACGTCATTGGTGTGAACACAAACCTTCTGTAACGATCTCCGTTAAAGATGAAGAGTGGGTAGAAGTAGGAGCATGGGTATGGAAACACTTTAATGAAATATCAGGAGTATCTTTCCTACCTCATTCAGATCATACTTATCAACAAGCACCTTATGAAGACTGCAGCAAAGAACAGTATGAAGCTTTACTAAAAGAAACACCTCAGACTATTAATTGGGAATCTTTTATTGAAGTAGAAGACAATACTATCGGTCAACAAACACTAGCTTGTACAGCAGGGAGTTGTGAAATATGAACGTAACTATACAATGGATCTATGGTTTTAGTTTAGGAGTAGAGTTTACATCAGGAACAGTAAATGATACAGAGATTGGATATTGTTTAATTGATTTAGGTATTACTAGGTTTCAGTTAGCATGGTATCTAAATTAGAATGGGGGGAGATCAAATTTCCCCCTATTAACTTATGGAATATCCCTAGAAGGAGTTAAGACAACTTTCTTTAAGTCTTCAGGTAAGTAAATATATTCTTCTAATATACATTTAGATTCAAAAACTTTATCAAAATGTATCTTCATATACATATCTGCATCATTACAAGAAGAAAAGTGTCCTATATACTGCCAATCAGCAGGAATTCCCATCAAATTTACCACTAAAACAAATGAAGCTATCATACAGCTCTCCTATAAAAACATCGTTATTTTTTGATACCTTAGTACCAACTTAATATAAATCGTGCGTTAGAGAGCGATTATGAAGGTCAATTTTTACTATTCTTCCTCTAAACCTAGCCTTCTTAATGTTTCTCGTCTTTGTTTAGCAGTTAGTCTTCTTTTCTCTCTTCTTCTTTCTGATCTAGCTTGATCATCTGTTTTAATCTTAAAGTCTATCTGTCTACCTAATACTTTATCACCTGCTCCATCTGCATTTACAAATTGTGAAGCTAATGGTATACTTGTTCCAAGTTTTTTAAGAATATCTCTAGCTTTATATTGCATAGGATCATCTATATTATAGATAGGTCTTCCATTGTAGAAAGTTGTATTTAACAATAACTCTGTTCCTATCATAACAGTAGGATTAACTGTAGCTAAGTTTTGAAATAAAGCATAAGGATCTTTACTACCTTCGCCTACTCTAGTTGCTGTATCTAATACGTGTAAAATACCAGCACGTCTCATGTGACCTTCATCAGAATTAAAGAGTTCTTGGAATACAGCATCTAAAATAGGATAAATAATAAACGATGCTGAAGCTAGAGCTAAACCAGAATCTGCTCCATCTTTAAATTGTTCTTTTACAGTCCTTCCTTTAGCAATATCTCTAGATCCAATAAAGTCAGCTAAGGCATCTCCTACTATTTTTCCAGGAGTTTTTTGTTGAGTTAATGAATCTACTTTACCTAAGTTTCTTAAAGGTGCTTCTAAAGGTGCTAATATATCTCTTACAGTATTAAGACCTGAGCTTACCATACCATGTTTATATCTAGCAAAAATAATTAAGTTTTGATTTTGTAGTAATTTAGATAAAGATCTAGATAATTTAGCTCCTAATAGTTTTTCTCCTACTCTTATAGGAATACGATAACTAGGTAAATGAGACTCTACTAATTGAATATGCTCTTTCATACTAAGATTTGGATACTGTCTTTGTTTTTGTTTAAGCAACATCATAAACATAACATCACGAGTATGCCACATAACATTTTGAGCATTATTAGAAACTTTAGCATAAGTTTCCCCAAGCCTTCTATTCATCATTCTATCCATTTTAGCAAAGAAAGACTTTCCTTGTCCAGGTTGTGAATAGAAATCTTCAGAGTTTCTTCTAACTATTTTATCTAAAGCAGTAGTATTTTTAATATTAGTAGACATCATAGAAGATCCATTTTCTAATGCTTTTCTATACGTAGGACCAAATTCTGCTACCTCTTTTTGAGCCCACATTATATCTTCTTTAAGTTGTTTTCTAGCTTCTGGACTCCATGTTCTCATAAACCCTTTAGTAGAGTAAAAGTGAATTAACTCGTTGTGCATGTGAGGTAAGGGGTTAAGCATCATGTTTTTAACAAGAGCATCTGATACTTTAGTTAAAATAGTATTAGGTCTAGGTCTGTTAGCATCTTCAAGTATCTCAGCAGCCCTGTCTTTATAATAGTATTTATCTAAGTTTTTATAAGATTGTGTTAAGTCTTCAGTAACCTTTTTAAAACCTTCAGGAAGAGCCTGCCCAGCTTTTAATTTAATTGCATTTTCTTTAAAATAAGGAGATTTTACAAAATTCTTTTCAAATGTTAAGTCTCTTTCCATCTGTCTTAATTCTGCAATACGATCATAAAGAACAGTAGGAGACTCTTGTACGTACTCTAAATCTGTTTGATCACGTAACTCTTTACGAGTAGCTTCTCTTACCTCAAAAGGTCCTAGTCTTTCACCTGATTTTGTTATTCCTTTTCCAGTATTTAAACCATTAAGATATTTATCTTTAACAAATACTTTTTTACCTTCTTTATTTCTACTAGCTTTTAAAATAGTATTAGTAGGTTCACCTTTTTGTTTAGGTCCTGTACTCTTATCAAGAGATATAACCTGCCTTTCTCTTGTAATAGGATTATAAAGAGTAAAGTACTCCCTACCTGAAACAGAACCAGGCATCATTTTCCTTGCATAAGGATCATTAATCTTAAACTTATCACCTAGAACATTCTTAAAAAAACTTTCTCGTTGCTGTTTTAGTCTTCTAGGAAAAAACACACCTGTCTTAGAAGAATCTATAATAATATCTCTTTCTAATTTACCAGCTTTATGAAGTGTTTTAATAAGACGATTGTATTCTTTAATACCAGGTTCAAATATATCTTTATAAATCTGCTGCTCTACTTTAGTTAATTTAGGTCTAGGAGTTTTTATTGTAGAATCCCATGTCATATAATCTACAATATTGTCATAAACTTTTACATGATTCTCTTTATTTTTACCAAATAATTTATTAAGTTTTGTTGTTAATGTTTGAGTAATAATATTAGTATAAGAGTTATCTAGTTTTTGTTGACCTCTTCCTGCTAACTCATTAATTTCAACAGCTTCTTGTTCTGTTTTAGTTTCTCTAACCTTTTTACCAAAACTAGATGTAGTATTCTGTAAAACTTCTTTTACAAACCTTTCTGGAGGTAAATTAAAAGGAATATCGTTTATTAGTTTACCATCTGTTTTAAAAGGGTCTGTCTGTGTTATTTTACCAAAAGTAACTGCATTTTTATATTCTTGTAAATGTTTTGAATCATACTCTAATTTAGACCTACTTTCTATAGCTTTATTTATTTGTGCTAAATCAGAATTACCTGTAATTCTTTTAAGAGTTCCTGTAACTCCTGTAACATCTAAAGTTTTACCTGCTATAGATACTATAGGTTTAGCAATAGTATTAGACTTAAGCATCAGTAACTCAGTAAATGCCATACCTAACTCAGAAGGTAGTCCTGTGTCTTGTTCTATTTCTTTTGCCATTTCATGAATGTTATCTCCTAACCATGACAAACCTCTATTTACTGCAGACTTATTCTTTAAATCAGCTAAGTCTTTTTTAACTAATTCCCACTCTTCTTCTTTACCTATTTTACTCATCATATAATCCATAGCTAAATCAGAATTTTTACTTGGATTAAGGTAGGCTGTTTTATCTCTTATTGATTTGTCTGCTCGTTTAGCAGCAGATTTAAAAGTAGACTCTTTATCTAATTTAACAAAGTCAAGTATCTCTTGTTTAGTAGAAGTACCTTCTTTAATTTTATTAGTTAGTTTTCTATTTTCATTCCAAAGATTAGCTTGTGAGAAAACATAATCTACTCCAGCCATAATAGGTACACCAGCAGCACCTGTTTGAAATTCTCCTACAATAGCTGACATAAAATCATTAATAGCTCCTACTTCACCAATTACACCTTTTACTAGGTTATCACCCCAAGAAGGTTCATCAGCAAAAACATCTTTATAATAGTCTGCTTTACGAGTAGCTAAAAACTTATTAGGATCAAAAGAAGATTCTGTAGGTTTAGTCTGTTGACGAGAGTCAATAAAAGCTTGAGGATCAAAAGCCATGTTTAAGATAAATTTCCTGCTGTACGCATTTTATCATTGTTCAACATGTTTAAAATCTCTAAAGCAGTAGAATCATTTGGATCTACTTTAAGCTGTTCAACTGCATAATTATAAGCTTCTGTTTCTTCTGCATTTAAACCTGAAGGTACCTTAGATGTTAGAGAATCTTCAATGCCCATTTCTTGTTTAACTTGTTCTTTAATTTCTGAAAGAATATCAGCAGGTAAATTAACTGTAGTTCCTTTAAATGGATTCCAGTTACCTTTTTTAATATATTTTAAGTTACCATCTTCATCTACAGATCTAAGTATTTTTTCAGTCATTTTTAAAGCTTGACCAGGTTGAAATATAGGTACTAAATTACCATATTCATCTTGTGTAGTCATAGATTGAAGTTCTTTATGTAGTTCTTGGTAAGCTCCTCTAACTACAGCAGGATCATCTACTGCAAAATTAAAAATTCCTTCAGATCCTATACTATTAGCAAAGTTATCTGACTGTTGATATAAAGAACTTTCAGGATCATCATACTGATCACTAATTATTTTAAATCTTTTTTCATTAATTCTCATAGCATTATCAGATTGTTTCTGACGATATGTAGCAGCTTTTTCATTTGCTCTTACTTGGGCATTACCTAAAGTAACATCTAATTCTTTTTCTTTTAACTCCATTGTCTTAGCATTATCTTTATACTTTTGTCTAGCATCTAATGCAAATAAAGCCTCTTGAGCATAACCTTTATCAGAGAGTCTTGTGTATAAGCCTTCATAGACTTCATCAGGAGTAGCACCAGGTCCTAAAGTATCCTGAGTCTCTTTCATTATTTGTTCTATATCTCTAGCTTTCATAAGCTGAGGATCTTCAATACCTAGTAAAGAATCAAGTCCTTTCATAAGACCACTACCTATTTTAGAAACTCCCATAGCAGTTGCTCCCCATCCAGGAGAACCCCTTTCTACTAACATTCCTGTATTTTGAGCATTAATAAGACTCTGTTGGTCTTGTTGTTGTTGTACTTGCTCTGGACTTAATCCAAATAAACCTGATACTATCTTAGCCATCTTTTTATATCCTTATTATCTGCCAACATTAAAAACTACTAAACATTCCTTGACCATAACCACCAACCCCACCTGCACCTATAGTTCTAGGTGAAGCTCCACCACTAAATAAATTTCCTATACTAGACCCTATTTGAGAACCATACGCGTTTGCAGCCGTACCTAGTAAATCAGTAAACATTCCAATGTTAGCTTGATCTGATTGGTAACGTGTATTAGCAGCATTACTATAACCTTGTGCTTGAGCTACACGTCCTGATTGAGCAGCACTTCCTATGTCTACTCCCATTGTTAAAGGAGTCATACCTAGCTGTTCTATTCCTGCTGCTTTACCAAAGATGTCATACATACTTGCTATAGGTTGTGTTCGTAATTCTTGACCTAATCCAAAAAGACCTACACCTTGAGTAAGATCTGATTGTTGTCTAGCATAAGCTCTATCAATTGCATCAGCAGACATAGCAGCATTTACTTGTTGTCTTGCTAACGCAGAAGAATACTGTTCAGGGTTTATATAACCACCTGTACCTAGTGATGTACCTACACCCGTTCTTCCTGTTCCATATAAACTTTCAGCTAAAGCAACATCTTCAGCAGCTCTTCCTGGAGCTAGTAAGTTTTGTTGTTGGTTATAGATATCTGATGCCATAGCATTGATATCAGTTCCCATGCCTCTTGAGAATATATCTTGACCTTGTTGAGATACATCACCATAAAAACCTCTTTGTGCATCGGTAGGAGCAAAACCTAAAGATTCATTATATAAGTAGTCTCTAAACTGTTGTAATTCAGGACTTAATGTATAACTAGCTGAGTCTCCACTAAAGTCTACATCTCCAAAAAAAGAGCCTTCAATATCATAAGGTTTAAATCTAGCCATGTCAGCTGCAGCACGTTGAGCCTCTGCTGATCGTTTAGCTGCCTTAGTTGACCCTGTTAAACTTCCTATTAACTTACCCATTTTATATTACCTCTTTTTCAAAAATATAACCAACTAGTTTAAAATTGTATTTCCTTATAAATGCTTTATAACTCTTTCTTGTTGTACCACCTAAAATAGTTTTACATCCTAACTGCTTTGCTAACTCATTCATGTACTTATCCCAATAGTCTCCATCACCATAAACAGTAATACAAACAAACTTATCACCATCTATTTTCCAACTCATGAACCCATGTTCATTTTCTATAAGGTTTGTAAAATCTAAGTCACTATTAGCTTTTTCTTTAAATCTTGCAGCATCTTCTGGGGTCATGTATACCTTATTTCTTTTATGTAAGCACCACTCGTTTTATAGTTAGTACTTCCACCTGAATAGTATCCATACATAGTAATATTATTGCCACCATTATAAATAGTCTGTCTAAATGTAGACTTACCTCCTGTACTAGGAGACGTTCTAGTAGAAGCAGTACCATAAGTAAATGTACTTACAAAGTCTGCAAAATATGCCCAGAAACTTCCTGCAGTAGGATAAGTAACTATGGTAAAAGTATCTCCTGCTTGCAACTCTTTTGTAGGTAAATACAATGATAAATCTAATGTGCCCTTACTCCAAACTTGAGCATTACCTCCAACAAGAGGAGAAGTTCCTTGTGAATAAGATAAAGTAATCGGTTTATTCTGTAAGTCACTTACATCTATAGTACCACTAGCAGGTATAGTACTAGCTCCACCCATTGCATTAGGAACAATAGAACCTCCTTTGTAATATTCACTAATACTAATAGGATTACTTCCTCCTAATTCAGACTGTATTTGTGAAAACTTAATAGTTCCTGCAGGTGTTGCCATTAACTAGTCCTCATTTGTAATAGTTTTTTATTAATTCTTATTCTAAACAAAGCTTCTTTTAAGTAAAGTTCTGTAACTCTGTCATCAACCTCTGATGCTAATTCATACTCCTCTTGAGAGGTCGCTATATCTTGAAATAACTCCTCTAACTTTTCTATAGAATGGTAATCTTTTTTAAACCTTTCTACAAAAGACACTATATAGTTCCAAATGCAGTAATATCTCCAACAACAGTTAAATTACCACTAGAGTCTAATTTCATTTTACTTATACCATCTGTTTTAAATATTAGATCTCCTGCAGTCTCTACCACTGTCCAGTCAGCTCCAATAGCTAGTGTTGTAGAAGCAGTAACAGTTGTTCCTGTTAGAGCAGTCATACCCGTAGCACTACCTCCAGTAATAGCAACAGCACTCGCTGCTTGTGTTGACATTGTATCTAAAGCTGATGTAGCAGCCGTTACCGCTGCCGTTACAAAAGCTGTAGTAGATATTTGTGTTGTATTAGACCCTGCAGTTGCTGTAGGTGCAGTAGGAGTACCTGACAAAGTAGGACTAATAGAGTTAGCTTTACTATTTACTGCAGTCTGTAAGTTATTAAACTCAGTATCAAACTCAGACCCTCTAATAATCTTTCCTGAGTCACCATCAGGTAAAGTATCTTTAGTTAAGAAGTTAGTAGATTTAGTATAAGCTGTCATTATATTGTTTTCCCTGTTTTTAAATATACATCAATTTTCTGAATACTTAGTGGTTCACCTTCAATTGTAGAGTTAATACCAAACTGTACAATTTTACCAGAACCTGTTAAAGGTATTTTAATTTGTTGAATACCTAAACCAACTGTACTGTATTTATCTATGTTATATTGGTATCCTAAGTTATATCGAGATAAGCTAGTAACACCAAAGTCTCTAGAAATGTTTTGACTATTTAAGTTAATGGTATAGTCATATCCCCATCTAAAAGTAAAGTCTTGCTCACCACTACCAATAACCATAAGCTCTGCTTTTTTAAGTAGCTTATTCATGGTAGCTTGTCCCATATCAGAAGCAGCAGTTAAATACTCAAATGGGTATGTATCTGTATTGTCTAAATATCCTGAGTACTCTGCTATACCATTAGGTACTCCTAGTAATAGTTTCCTGTCATGTGTATTACAAGAGGCTTTAAATATAATACCACTCTCAGTTTTCCAAGTAGTTGCTCTAGCAGCACCATTAGGTAAAGCTGTACGCAGATCAAAGTAAATCATAATACGAGAACCTGGAAAGGTTATTAAGTAGAAAGCTTCATTCTCATAATATACACTTCGTACATTGTTAAAGGTTTCTACAGCTAAATAACTTACCAAGTCATCCCTAATGTTAAGAGATAACTCTCGCATAGGCATAGACTTTTCTTGTACTGTCCTATTAAAGCTTCTTACTCCACTATTAGATAAGAAGATTAAATCAGTACCTGTTACTTGTACAGAGTCTCTAGCAATACAACCTACACCAGTAATAACATCTTCTAACACCATTGTTGAAGGAGACTGAGCTCCTGAATAAATAACAATGTGATGCTGACAAAATACTACTAAAAATCCATTATGTTGTGATAAAGCTACAATATCATCATTACCACCAACAACTGTACTTATATCTAATACACCAGATCCTGAAACACTTGCAGCAAATTCTGATGGATCACTTAAAGCACTATAATAAATTGTAGACTGGTTACTAGTAATACCTGCTGTCCACATTCTACCAAAAGCAGAAAGAACACAATCAGGATCAAATGTAGCTATACCAGTAGGTTTAGATCCATAGTCTCCAATTTGTTGTAAGATATAAGGACCATCATGAGCATTACCTGATCTTCTGTAAACTAAAGCAGGGATTCCTCTTTGTACTGCTAAAGCATAAGAGTCTGCATCTTGTCCTGTCCCTTCTAACAAACTTGCAAACTGCATCCTATTACCTATAGTAGCTCCAGTATTTGGAACAGTACCATCAGTATCAGTATAAACAGTTAGAGCAGTTTGAGTAGTAGTGCCTGTAAACATTTTACCATCACCAGTGGATAGTATTGTTTGTGACCCATCTACATCCTTAAACTCAAAGATAGCTTCTATATAAGCATCTGTACTTAATGTAGTAGAAGTAGTTTTTAAATCCCAACCTTTCCTAGCACCAAGTCTACCAAATTTATCAATAACACAATTAGTAGCTACAGTGGCATAACCACTCTCAAGATTAACCCCTGAGTCTTGTGTATTAAGCCCTAGAAATCCAGGAGCACCTACACTAGTAGACTGTAATTTAGATACAGCCATTAGCTAGGATACCAAGTAACTTCGTCTGGTCTGTGTCCTGCTTCAATAGATATTAAGTCTGATAACATATTTAAGTATCTACTTTCATGATCCATAGAACCTGCATCTTCACCTCTTTCCATAATAGCTCTAGAAACTACACCTTCAATAAGAAGATTAGGATTAATTAAAACTCTTTCTGATGCTTCAGTTAAATCATCTTGTTGTTTAACAATGTTGACTCTTATGTCATAAGCTCCATTAGGAATAGGATATACATCCATTTGTAAGTCGCCATACTCAGAAACGCCATTAAAGTTATAATACATAGGACCACTAGTTTGTGGAGTATCTACCATTCTCATTTGTTTATCAAACCAATTACTTGATCTAAGATACATTTCTTGATCGTCAGTATCGTTGTAAACATGAAGAACTTTTGATGTAGTACCAAAGCCTACTAACACATAGTTAAATAGACCATCTACTGTAGTAGCTGAAAGAGTGGTTCGTAGTGCATGCCAGTTCCAAGAGTTTTCTATTTCTCTTTTAACTACATTAACTAGATCTGATATTAAAGTAGAGTAAGAATTCTCTGTAAGAGAACTAACTTGATTCTCTCTTAGTCTTACTAAAACTTTATTAACAATCTCTAAATAAGTCATCTTTAATCCCTAATCATATAATTAATATTATAGCATATTTTTAGCTATTTGTCAAGCTAAGATCTGTATTTTTTTACCATTTGACTTTATCTGCCCAATAAGCTGCTGACATTTTACCTTTTGATATATTTCTACCATGCCTAGCCTTAAAAGATTTACGTTTAGCTTTCATTCTTGCAGACTCTCCTGACTTAGGTTTACCTGCAGTAGAAGCTCCCTGTTCACCAAATCTAATAGTCTTTACTTTATCACCTTCTTTAGCAACGACTACATGAGACTTCTTAGGATGGCTAGGAGTACGTTTAGGTTTATTAAAACCAGATACTCCTGCCCTTGCTAATCTAGAATCTTTTGCCATTAGTATTTTCCTGGTCTTTTTTTAGTTTTCTTTTTCATTGGAGGTTTGCCATAGTTTTTCATATTATCGTTTCCTTAAGTTAGTTTTAGAAGATACTTTACGTAAGTTTTTCTTGCTATTATTACGTGGATTACCATCTTTATGGTCTACATGTCTTGGATCACCTTTCTTTAATCCAACCTTTTTACGAGCAGCATTACGGCTTGCTCTTTCTTTAACTCTTCCTGGTTTCTTTTTCTTTTCCCATTCTTTTTCTTTTTGGTAATCTCTTTTACCATTTGTCATATAAGGCATTAGTGTTCTCCTACAAGTACAAGTATAAAAAGTATAAAAGGTGTTATAGGTATTAGAGTTAATAAAGTAACTAAATACAAAACTTTTTTCATTTAAGTAGCTTTAGCTAACTGTCCTCCAAAGTAAAACTCTATTATAAGAGTAGCCCATTGAAATATCTCATCAAACTTATACAATCCTTTTACTGTTTCAAAAGTAGTTGTATCTCCTACAGTAAACAATCCTAAGAAACTCCAACCTTTATGTATTACAGGTATTACAGTCTCTATATTAAATACACCTGCTAAAGGATAGATAGCTACTAAAGATAATATAACAATAATAAGAAATCGTCTATTCCATGCTGCCATACCAGATTCTTTATTAGCAGACTCCCTTGCTTTATCTATTTGTACCTCTTTAACAGACATAGCTTGTAACATAAGACTCTGTTGTTCATGAGCTTGTTTAGATCTAATTGCTACTAATTTAGCAAAGAATCCTAAAGCTATGGGTATAATATGTGTTATAATTCCTGTCATAGTTTACCTATTACTACAGCAACAACAATAGCTCCGAAACCAGTCATACAACCCCAGAGAAGTTTATTAAGCATAGACTCTAAACGATCAAGTCTATAGTGTAAAGTATTATATCTTTCAGCACAAAGCTTCTCATGAGCTAACAGTTCCTCGTGTGGAGACATTTATCTATCCTTTCCAATCTTGATTATTCATCACAGCAATAAGCTCTTCTACTGTAGAAACATTAGCTATTGCAACTTCTAGTCTATCACATTCCTCTCTAACAGCTGTACGTTGATCTATAACATCAACAGGTATATCCATACTTCTTTCTGCTTTACGAGTTACATACCAGTCTGTTTGTGCTAGCATCGTACCTGCTGTATGCTTAACTTGGTTTATCATTGTGTGTTTAAGACCATGAGTAACTACCTGAACATCGGTGTCTACCATGACTGGATTCTCTGGGTCAGAATTATCTAGCTCTTGTTCCCATACTGGGTTGCCATCTTCATCTACCGCATCTACATCTTCTAATGCTTTAGGATTATCTAGTTCACCATTCCAGTAGTATCTGTCATCATGCCTAACAGGGTCTGCTTCCCATGTAATACCAAGAGCATCCTTGTCTTCCTGTGTAGATAGTCG